GCCCCAATCAACCGATCCGGGTTGTTGATCATCATGGTGAACCCTGGAACCCCAAGGTTAAGATTGGTAATGGCAGTACGGTGAATGTTAACTTTGCCATCAATGAATATGGTAAGGGTCTGAAGTCTGCTAATATTCTTTCCATGCAAGTCTGGAATCTTGTGTCTTTTGAAGGCGGTGAATTCCCGACTCGTGAAGATAATGAAGGTGACTGGGCCAAGGAAGTTGCAGAATAACTGACCTTGTAAAAGATATCTATTCGATCCTGGAAAATGGAAGTGAAGTCACAGACGCCGAAGCTACAGAATTTGGGTCTGAACTAGCTGCTATTATCCAGGATCGTTTAGCTGAAAATTTAAATGGACCTAGACCTTTCACTCTCAGAATGTCAAACATCGGTAAAGGAGCTCGACAACTATGGTATGCCAAACACTTTGAACCAGAAGAGAAACTTTCGGGAAAAACTTTACTCAAGTTCCTCCTCGGAGACATTGCGGAGTCTGTTCTACTTTTCCTCGCCAAGTTGTCTGGCCACAGCGTCACGCATCGCCAAGCTGAGGTGGTTGTCGAAGGAATTAAAGGCCATATCGACGCTGACATCGACGGAGTAACTGTTGATGTTAAGACCGCAAGCCCTTATGGCTTTAAGAAGTTTGAGCGCGGTACCCTAGCTGAGGATGATGCGTTTGGTTATATTGAACAGATTGCAGGATACTCTAAGGCCAGAGAAACTGCTGGTGCATTTCTTGCAATTGAAAAGGTTAGTGGTGATCTAGCCTACCTAGAGTATCCACAAGAAGAACTTGCTGTCTTTAAGATTGTAGAACGTATTCAATACCTTAAGGAAGCAGTCGAGCAAGAAGAGCCACCAGAACGTTGTTATCCTGATGAACCTATGGGTGCTAGTGGTAATAGAAAGCTCGGAACTAATTGCTCATACTGTGATTTCAAGAAGCGTTGCTGGGCCGATAGTAATGGTGGAATTGGTCTACGTACCTTCATCTATTCGACTGGACCTGTCTTTCTTACCGAAGTGAAATCTGAACCAAAAGTCTACGAGAAGAGCTTCTAAGAAAGGAAGTCAATAAGATGGACGACGATAACATATTCCAATTTGGTGCCATTGCTGGCGGCAAAGATGATGAACCAAAGTTTCCCTCTAATGATTATGTAATTATTGACATTGAAGATCACGAGTGGTATGCTACAGGCTTCCTGTTGTTTACACCCCATCATCTGGCCATTATGAAGACCACTTCCTTCGGTGGTATTCCGTCTCTTGTCTTGCCAATTGGCCGCGTCAAGGCTGCTGAACTGGCCGAAGACGGTCAAGAAGATCTTCCCTTTTGACACCTACACCTGACGTTATTGCCGCAGCACAAGCTGCCCAGAAAGCCACCAGGGTACCCGCTAGTGTGTCTATTGCACAGTATGGTCTAGAGAGTGGGTGGGGTCAGCATATGCCACCTGGCACTAATAATCCATTTGGTATCAAAGCATTTTATGGCAATGATGTGATGAGTCAGACTACCGAAGTTATCAATGGTAAAGTAGTTCATGAGGAGCAGCCCTTTGCCGTCTACGATAATATTGCAGACGCATTTATAGCTCATGCTAATTTAATTGCTACTAGTCCCGTTTATGCCAATGCCATGAACCAACTCCCTAATCTTCCAATGTTTGTGGCTATCATGGCTCATCATTATGCAACTGATCCACAGTATGCCCCTAAGATCATGGAGATCATTAGGGACGGCAATCTTACACAGTATGACATCTAATGCATTATTTCATTCTACTAATACTTGTGTTTATGTCGCCGGCCAATGGTAAGCCGGGTGTTGTAAGGACAGCCAGTATTCAAGTTGATAATATGCAGATGTGCGAAGCTATTGGTAATGTTGAGTCTTCTAAACTATCTCAAGATAAGAATGTCAGTGCAGTAGATTATCATTGCATTGAGGCTGTCAACCCTGCGGATCATCAAACTTAATGGCTTTTAAATCTGGCTTCGAGAGAACAGTCGACGCCAACCTGAAGTCTCGTGGGGTGAAATATACCTACGAGACTTTAGAACTTCCTTATATTCTTCACGGTATTTATCATCCAGACTTCATACTGGACAATGGAATTATTATTGAAGTCAAGGGCAGACTGGACCGCGAAAGTATTCGTAAGATGATCGCAGTCCGAAAGCAATACCCTGATCATGACATTAGGTTTCTTTTCATGGAAGCCAACAAGAAAGTACCCTTTCAGAAGCAGTCCCACGAGAAGTGGGCAGACCGAAACGGCTATAAGTGGGCTGTTGGTGTCGTACCCCAGGAGTGGATAGATGAATAAAGTATTGGTCCTAGACATTGAAACGAAGCCTGCCTTGGTCTATGCATTTCAAATGTACGACACAAATATTCTACCCGAACAGATAGTAGATACTGGTGGTCTTCTGTGCTTCTGTGCTCACTGGGTTGGCACAAAGGATTTCATGTTCTTCTCTGAATGGCATGATGGTCCTCTAGGTATGGCTGTAGCTCTCCGTGAACTTCTTAATGAGGCAGACGCAGTTGTTACTTACAACGGTAATAAATTTGATATACCTAAAATTAGAGGTCATCTAATTCTTGAAGGTCTTAAGCCTTTTGCACCACCAACTAGTATCGATTTGATTAAGACAGTTAAGTCATTCGGCTTTGATATGAATAAGCTAGCTCACATCGGTCCCTTACTTGGTGTCGGTCGAAAGATGAAGCATGAAGGTTTTAGTCTTTGGCGATCTGTTATGGAGCATGATGAGAAAGCTCAGAAGCGAATGCAAAAGTATTGTGTTCAAGATGTTAGGGTGACTGCTCGCCTTTATGCTCGTATTCTACCATTCATTCAAGATCATCCCCATCTAGGAGATAACAAAGGTGCTTGTGGGGCTTGTGGGTCTGACCATATACAAAGTCGAGGTTATCGTCGTACTAAATTCTTTAAGGTTCAACGACTTCAATGTCAGGAATGTGGCTCGTGGAGCACAGGTAAGAGAACTAAGATTTGATGGATAGTGATACTTTTGATATGTTGTACGACGCATTTGAAGATCATTCTATCCTAGATGTAAAAGAACTTGATGACTATCTCTCTGATCTTGGATTTATGATCGTACCAATTGAAGACCCAACCAATCTATTTGGAGAGGATGATGGATAATGCCGAGAGGTCAATACCTGGCGCAGTTAAATACGACAGTGGAAAGTCTCCGGTCTTCAGAGGAGCGCTCAGCTATTTTCCGTATGCGCTTGAAGCAGTTGCTAGAGTCAGTGAATTTGGTGCAAAAAAGTACGCCTGGAATGGTTACTTATACGTTGAGGACGGAATTAATAGATACTCTGACGCACTGGGTAGGCACCTGCTCTGGGAAGCAAAGGGAGAAGTTTGTGACGTTGATAGTGGACTACCTCATGGATGGCATTCCACCTGGAACGCACTAGCCATTACGGAGTTGAAGATACGACGTGATCTACAAGCAAACGACGATGATTGGTGTAGTGAAATAATCTAGGAGATACAGAAATGTACTACGTAGAAGTAAGTTCTGATATGGGCATTCATAAAGTCGAAGTTTTTAGCCCTACAGGCCCTAGAGACCTTCAAAATCAATGTCATAAAAAAGCTGCTGAGATTTGTTATAAAGGATTTCAGCAAGGTGATACATATTTCCCGGCTAATCGTGTGAATTATGCAAAGGTGGTTGAAGAATGAAGATCTATCTAGCCGGGCCAATGCGCGGTATTCCAGATTACAATTTCCCAATGTTTGATATGGCTGCAAGTAATCTTAGAGCTAAAGGCTACACTGTGTTTAGTCCCGCCGATAATGATCGGGAAAAGGGTTATGTCGGAAAGCCTGAGGAGGAGATCATGCGAGATTGTATCATGGATGATCTTACCTATATTGCCCGAGAGGCTGAAGCTGTTGCCCTCCTACCCGGTTGGGAAGCCAGCAAGGGCGTGGCAGCCGAAGTGGCCCTAGCTATCTTTCTGGGTCTTACACTAATTGTACTAACTGAGGACATGATCTATGGTCGGCCTGAACAAGGTAGACGAGAAGTACAAGCGCCAGCAAAGGCGTAAAAATCATATTGCTAGAGATTTGAGAACACCAAAATATCGGGAACGTGTACTGCCCGACAAGAAGAAGATGTACAATAAACCAGAATACTGGGATGAAGAAGAAGATGGATAACGGACCAAAGCTCTGGGCCAATCTCATTAAGGAAGCCCCTAAGGGTAGCATTCTAATGGGTGGTGCAGTTGTTGATTATATTGCTGGTGTTAAACCTAAGGACTATGATATCTTTCACATCTACAAGGAAGGACAACCAATTCTCCCGCCTTGGTGGAAGTTTCAACCACCCGTTGATATTGATATTCATCATGAAGAATATATTGCAGTAGAAAATCCTAAAGGCACTCATCCAATTGGCTCAATCTATAATTATCTAGTTTATGATAAGTACAAAGTCCAGTTGATTGGTGTCTTTTATGATGATCCAAAAAGTCACTTCAAGAACTTTGACCATAGTCTTACCTTAGGTCGTTGGAGTCAAAATGGTTTGTTTATTCATGAGAAGGTGTTTCAATCTCTAGAAGATAAAGCTATTGAATATGTCAGTAAGAATAAGTCAGCTAAGGCCATAGCTCGTTCAATGGACAGGGCTAAAGCTAAGGCTGAAAAATATGGTTTCGTTGATCCAATCTACAAGAACTTTGTGGGTAATGGGATTCAAGTAGTAGAAGGGTTCGAATTCTGAAAGACTTTCAACGATTTATACACACAAGCCGCTATGCCCGCTGGCTTGAAGAAGAGGGTCGTAGAGAGACCTGGGAAGAGACTGTTCGACGCTATATTGATTGGATGATGGTACATACCAAGGGCGGTAGTCTTGGCTCTAAAGAATGGCTTGAGATCGAGGATGCTATAATCAATCTTGATATCATGCCAAGTATGCGATGCCTTATGACCGCTGGCCCAGCCCTTGACAGAACACACGTAGCAGGTTATAATTGTGCTTATCTGACTGTTGATAGTCTTCGAGCGTTTGATGAGACCATGCACATCTTGATGTGTGGAACAGGTGTGGGCTTCAGTGTAGAGAGGAAATACGTTGAGCAACTACCTATTATTGAGACAAGTATCCTGGGAGATCAACCGACTATTGTCGTACCAGACAGTAAGGAGGGATGGGCTTCTAGCCTACGACAACTCATCTCTTATCTCTATGCAGGGTACAGCCCAAGATGGAACACTTCTGGAGTTAGACCTGCCGGAGCCCGACTTAAGACTTTTG